TGTTTTTATGCCTTTTCCCAGCGGTATGTCCGACCTGTTACCTTTGACGTGAAACAAGTAGCTCTAAGTTTTCCCTTATCGTGGTATCGTTTGGCTTCCAGCAAGTGGACGTTTTCGTCGCACATATATTTGGTATCAAGAAATACGCTGCCATCCTCTCCCCATTCTTCTTTCTCGTAAATGTAAAACACAGCATAACCTTGCGACATCACTTTTCCTCCGTAACAGGCGGCTTGGGCAGGGGCATATTGGTCGCCTGTTCGTAGGCTTCGATGACCTCGAACAAGGCATCCATCATCAACCGCACTCCTTGGTCAGAAGTCGTCTGTTGGTAAAGGCTGGCGGACAGCTTAATCTCTTCCAGTCGTTGCTTGTCCATCACACGCCCTCCTTCTTGTGGCGTTGCCTTGATGTCCTTAGGTGTTTCCATTTTGGTTATCCTTTTCCAACATTTTCAAAATGTATTCCTCATGTGCTTTGCAAAGTCTTTTGTAAGACGCCTCGCGTATCTCGTTAAACCGTCTTGTTTCCTCTTCCTCAATAGCTTGCTGACGCCTATCTTCTTCAAACAAAAAATCGTAATTTGCTATAATCTCTTTATGCTCAGGCTTTACAGCCGTCTCTCTCAAGGCTTTGATAAACGGCCCAAACTTTTCAGAAATAACGCGATCAATAATCGAAGCGGCCTTATCTCTGTCAAAAACAGTCCATTCTCTTTGACGACGAGCGTCAAAATCATATTCGGAATGATGCTCTATGCATTCGGCCAAATATTCGACAAGATCTCTGATTTCTCTCATGTGCATGTTAGGAGTCCTGCTTCCCATCTCTCATTTCTGCAAACTTAATAATCTCTTGGCAGCTCTTAACGACCTCCGGATCATTGACTTGTTCCATGATTTTTTGCGCAGCAGACTTTAGCCAGTCCATATCCAAGCGAACTTGAGCAATTATCGATTGGTTTTGACCGCTTTTTTCTTTAGACAAATGCTCGAACTTGGCGCGTTTCAATAATTCATTGTTACGGTCTTTTTTAAGAAACTCGCAGTAATCATACAGACCAATCAATTCTTCACGCAAAAGACGGTTCTCTTCCATCAGGCCGTTCATCTGCCGACGAAAATCAAAAAATCCGGTGATAATAGACAGCATTTACTGTTCCTCCTTCAATTTCTTGAGCGTTTCTTTGGCGTAACGAACTGCGTTTGCTTCAACGTTCCTGTGCATATGGTAGTCGTTACTCAACAACCCCTGCAACGCCGCAGCGGCCAGCGTCACGAGGTGGGGGTCGAGCTCGGCAGGTGGCACGCCGCAAAACGTGGCGCGTACCTTCACGCCGTCGAGGTTGATGTCGAGTGGTTTCGGAGCTTCTTGCAGCTTTCGTTCTTCGGCTGTAGTACGGCCATTGCCGTTTGTAACAACAGATGTCACCTCAAGGCCTGAATCATAAATCTTGTCCATTTAAAACATACCTTTCAATCCGATAATGCCGTCAGCAAGGCACAACATCATGGTCGCTACGGCGAGGAAAAACATAACGGGATTTCTAGAAAAAATTGCAATCGTAAAAGACGCCGCCATAAGAACTATTAAAAAGCTCAGCTTAGTCTCCATTTACTTCCCCTCCCACACAGGCGGCGACAGCATGTCGCACTGTTTAATAACGATCGGAGCGTAGCTACCGCCTAGGATGAACGCAATAATCAGGCTCATTCCCCAGGCAATCATCCCAATAGTCACAACTTCAAGCGTATGCATTAGAACTTCTTTCCATGCTTGTAAGGGCGGTTGGCGTTGTATTCCAGCTTCGACGCAATCGCTTGGCCGATGTTCAGGCCAAAGCCAGCGGCGTAATCCAAGATGCGGATGACGGCATCGGCCATCTCTTCCTCTTCCGCCGTGTGAAGCGGCAGCTTGTCGGATGTGTTGTCTTTACGCAGGCCTTCCAGCGCCTCGCTCAATTCGGAGTGAATCAGGGCAATCATCTCGCCCTTGTTGCGCTCGCCATCCCAGAAGCCACGAGCACGGTTGCCCTTGTTAATATCGGCGGCCAGTTCGTTAATCGCTGTTACCATCGTCATGTCCATGATATACTCCTTTGGTGTATTAACTTGTTTAGAACTGTATCAAGTTGTTTAAAACTGTGTCAACAATAAAAATGAAGATTGAGACTTGGAAGGTTCTTTTCGGCGCATTGCCTCGCGTTTTGTCGGGTGCAAAGCCAGAGGACAAAATCTGCGTTGAGTTTTTCAGCGACTATGTAAAAGCCCTCCGTGATGGGGATTGCAATGCCCTGATCGCCCATATCACCAACGAGTTTTCCGGCGACAAGCGCCCCGTTTGGGGCATGTTAAAGTCGGCAATGGGCCGCGTAAAGGGTGCTCCGGACTACATCGTGACGTGGCAAGGCGGCTCAGGCTTCATCGAGGTCAAGGCCGAAGATGGCCGGATGTCGCCTGAGCAGGTCGCCTTTGCCGCTGCGTGCGAGCAGCTGGGGATTCGCCACGCAGTCTGCCGTTCAAAAGGGGCAATCATCGCCACTCTCATGAACTGGGGTTGCTGGCGCGCCTTGCCGACGCAAAGCCTCGGCACGCTCGGCGCGGTCGAGGATAAGTAAGTCCTCTTCCTTGGCCCGCCACTCGAAACGGACAATCTCGTGGTACTTGGGGTTGTCCAGCCGCTTGCGCACCCATACAAAGGCAGGCTCGCGCAGCAGGGTTTTACGGGCGTGCGAAACCAGCGATTCGATGTCCTCCCATTGCTGGGGGTACCATTCGCGTTCGGCCAGCCATTCCTTGGCCTTCTTCTGGGCAAACCCCGTATGCAGCGGGCAAACCCATTCGCTCACGCGCTCGCCCGCGTTGAACGTGTACGTCACGCGCATACTGTCCGGCTTGCCCGGCTTGGTGTGGACGTTGTAATTGATCAGTTCGACGGCATGCCGCTCCGGCTTCAGGCCTTCCAGCATGGGGGCCACAAGGCTGGCAACGTAGTCGTGGGCCACTTTTTCAGGCGCGGGGTACTCGTACCCACAACCGGGGCAGAAACGCACCTGAATAGGCACCACCTCGCAGCAGGTATATACCGGGCAAACCTTGGTCGGCTGCACCGCGATGACTTCACCCTTGCGCTCGCGCTTCACTTGGTTCGCCGTCTTAATAGAATCGACTGGGCCATGGCGTTCAAGGTTCCCGGCAAAGTCCAGCACCAGGCAGTCCGTCTTGCCTTCGGCCACCCGCATTCCGCGCCCCATCATCTGTACGTACAGGCCGACGGACTTTGTTCCGCGCAGGAAAACCAGCATATCGGTGGCCGGGGCGTTAAAGCCCGTGGTCAGCACGTCGCAGTTAACCAGCGCCCGGCGTCCACCCGCCTGCTTGTACCATTGAATCGTCTCGTCGCGCTCGCCCTTGTCCATGTCGCCCGTCACGCAGCGGGTATCAATGCCAGCTTCGTTCATCGCAGCGGTAACGGCCTGGGCGTGCTTCACGCCAGAGGCGAAGATAAGCCAGCGGTTGCGCCCTTCGCCAAAGAAAAGCATCTCGTTGATGGCGGCGGTGGTTAGCTCGTCCTTGTTAAAGGCTTCCTGCATCTGGCTTTCGATGTATTCGCCCCCGCGTTCGCCGACCTCAGACAAGTCAGCTTGCGTCTTGGCTTTCTTTCCAACCAATCGGCACAGGCGGCCCAGCCGAATAAGCTCCGACATCTCCAACTCGTAGGCAATATCGGTAAACAGGGCATCGTCGCCTTGCGTCAAAAGCCCGCCTTTCATGCGGTAGGGCGTAGCCGTGAAGCCGATCACCACCACGTTCGGGTTGCCCTTGCGGGCGAACTCGATGAACTTGCGGTACATGCCCGCATCTTCTTGCGGAATCAGATGGCACTCGTCCACGATGATGATGTCCAGCCACCCGAAGATTTCAGGGCGTTTGTACACCGACTGGATACTGGCAAACGTCACCGCATTGACCTGACGCTTGTTCAGACTTGCGCTGTAAACGCCCACAGGAACCTGCGGCCAGGTTTCGATAAGCTCGGCATAGTTTTGCTGCACCAGCTCTTTGACGTGCGTCAGCATGATGACACGCGCCTCGCGGGGAAGCATCATCTCCGATGCTTCCTTAACAAGGTTGGCAATCACTACGCTCTTGCCTGCTCCGGTGGGCAGCACGACAAGCGGATTGCCCCGGTTGTCGTTCAGCCAGCCGTAAAGGTGGTCAAGCGCTTCGCGCTGGTACGGGAACAAACTTTTTGACATTTAAGACTTCCAACTTGGGTGTTCCATGAAAACCATCTGCAACCATAAGAACCGCTTTATCGCGTGCCTTGTAGTGATCTTCCGCTTCGACGTTTACTTTGATATTAAAGACATCATCAACCATGATTTCAGCCGTGAACAACATACTTATCGCACCCTTGTTTTTGTTTTTCTGGTGTGAGTACCTCGTCGGTAAGGGCGCAGCGCCACGTTCCATCCGCCCTGGGTACTGAGTTTACACAAGTCCGGCAGTTTTTCAGAGGCGCTTCTCCACGATGGCAGACGCCAGCCATGGGGCAGAACTTGCACTCGTACCACTCCGGGCGGTCATTAATCCGGGGCGGCGGAGAACTGGCGAACACGATGCCATGCGCCTTCTTGATAAGCTCGTCAAACATGGTCTGACTGAACTCGTATCGAACCGGGCGAATGTCGTCGTCGTCCTTGTTCATGGGCATGTAAAGCGCACGCTCCAAGCCAAGCCCGCCCATATAGATTTGCATCTGGGCCTTGTGCTTTTCAGGAATACCGTTCTTGACGTACTCCCTGAAGTTGTCACGGTTGAAGGTCTTGAACTCGACCACATGCAATCGCCCCGGTGCCTCCGGAAGGTTCTGCACAACGCCGTCGGCGCTACCCCCAAAGTGCCCGCCAAAGAAACTGACGCGCACTTGCTGGCCGTCTACCTCAATCCCCGCCTTTTTAAGAAGCTCGACCATGCGGGCCTCTTGCACGTTGCCGTTTTCCAGCAGGCGATTGACGCGGCCAGACTTTACTTCTTTGGCAAACCAGCGGAAGCCATACCATATCTTGCGTCGGCATGGCTCACCAATCTGGGAAGCCCCTAGATGTAGTCTAAAGCCCTCGTCGCGTTGAGATGCTTTTTCAATCGCAGCGGCGGTGGTGATAATCAGGTCGGAAAGATCGACGCTCATTGTTTGTTTTCCCTGTTTGTTTTCCAAAGATGGGGGCAGGGCTGTTTTGCATGGCTATGCAACCTTGTCTGCCTTGAGCAAAGCAATTTCCTTGGCTTGCTGACGAACCTTGTCTGTAAGAGCTTCAATCTTAGCTTTTAAGACTTCGTTTTCGACATTTACCTTTTCAGCTTCTTGCTGTTTTTTCGCAATTTCGTTTCGTTCGTCGTAAATCTCTTTTAGATTTTTGTCGTATTCGTCTCTCTTTGCGTAAAGCTCTTCTTTCGCTCTATCAATTCCGCCGTCTGCCATAAGGGCGTTCTTTTCTGCAAGCGAGGTAGTTACCAAGTTGCGTTCCTTACGCAACTCTGTTTCAATCTTTGTAATCTTAGCTTCGTGGGTTGAGCGCAATACAAACATGTTTTTCTCCCTAAAGGCGAAACCGCGCTGTAGCAGCCTAGGAACCAACGGCACGCGGTTTCAGGTTCCAAAGATGGGGGCAGGGCTTGATACCTGCTTGCACTTGCAGGTATCGCACCTGCGCCTTCTGTCCTATATCGTGCATATAGGGGTTGAAAGCTCTCGCGTGTCCTTCCACGCCGCCCCATCTTTAGTGCCTCACTTTAACGGGTAAGGCTATCCGGCTTGCTCAGCAAAGCACAGGGAAGAACTGGGAACACCCTTGCCGCAAGCTGGTTCCGTTAAGACACGGTTTCCTTGTCAAGATGACTACTTGTTAGTAGCCCAAACAGTCACCTTTTTAGCAGCCGAAGATTCAGCGGCCTTAGTCGTCTGACCAATCGCCTTAAAATCGACGATCTTGTTACGCGGCTTTTCAACGTCCTTCTTGTCCACGTCCAGCTTAATCGCCATCGGCTTGTTATAAAACTCCGCGCTCTTCTGAAAAGCAGCAACGTTCACAGCCTCAGCCAGCTTACGAAGCTCGGCATGGGCGATGCTCGTGGCCTGCTCGCTCTTGTTCCACAGGTTCATGTTGTGGAAAACAATGCGCCCCTTGTGCTCGCCGTCCACAATTTGAAACTTGAGGCTCATGTAAGCGCCGTCGCCAGCCTTGGTTTGCTTCTTTTCAGAATCAACAATAATGGCGACGTACATGCCAGGCGGCAGAACGGAATACTCCGGCGATTCAGGCAGCTTGGCGGTTTCGTAGGTGGTTCCGAAATCAACAGACATGTTTCTTACTCCTTGTTTTGGGCAGTCACGAACGCCTCGTAAAAGGCATCCCATGATAGTTCAAGCGGGCCATCAATACCATAACGGTTTCCGGCCACGATTGACGGCGAACCGCTGGTGAACAACACACGTTCACCTCCCACGGCCTTGGTCAATTTCTTATTGCCAGCGTCCTCGCTCTTTGTGAACACGCGAGGGCCAGCGTAAAACAGGCAATCCGTCCATTGTTCCAAAAGCTGGGCGCACTTTTCGTTAAGCGTCGGGCAGAAGCGCGAGTAGCTTTGCGTCGTCGGATCATCAAACTGGCGCTGCATAGCATGGCCGACCAGAATGACAATCATGTTCCGCTCGTTGCGAATCATGTCCAGCTTGCCCAGAAACTCGCTGAACAGGTTTGCCGCTTCGGCATAGCCCTTGCCATAACCAATGTCGGCTACGGTTTTCTTGTGCTCCTTGCGGGCCACATAGTTTTGAATGATGCGCTCCAATGCGGTGGCGCTATCAAGCACCAGCGTCTCAAAGTTGTGCGGCTGTTGGTAAACCGCCATCAAAGCCTCGTCAATCTGCTCAAGAGTTTGCAGTTGCTCACCCGGAACGCGAGCGACCTTGACGTTTTCCGAACCATTCTCCAAATCAAGGAAGATGGGATTCGGAGCCTGCGAGGCAAACGTGGATTTACCAATCTTCGGCTGACCGTAAATGGCAATCCGGGGTGGGCGCGCTACAAGCGCGGGTTTAAGTTCGGTAAGGTTAATCATTGTTTTCCACCTTGAAAGTAGGCTTAGACGCCTTAATGGTCAGAGCTTGGTTAATCTTCGCCAGTTGGTCGGCGGGCATGGTTTCCATCAGTTTGTTGTCCGGCTTCCACTCGGCGCGGAAGGGCCAGATATCAACCTCACCAGAGGCGCGAAGCTGAGACAGCATTTCCTGGTCGTATTTCTTATCCAGCTTTGTTACAATGGTAAGTTGGTCGTCGATATGGTTGGTACCGGTTTCGCGGAGACGGTCACGCACA